TAGCAACTTTAGCTTGATCTTTTAAATCACCTACTTCTTCAAGTGCTGCTGCTCTAATTCTACCTTCAAGAAATCCTTGTAAAGTTTTTATCTTTTCCCAAGGTGTATCTCCTATTACTTGGTATCTATAATTAAACTCTGTATTTAGTTTTGATGCCATGTTTTTATCTTCTTTCTATGTTGTTGTTATTAATTTTATGCACTTATTGAATACCCACAAGCTGCTAATAAATATCTACCAGTACCAACTCCTGTAACATCAGTTGCTATTACACCACTATTTGAAACTAGATTAGTCATGCTTACTGCACCTGAAACATAACCATAACCAAATATAGATTTATCACCACCATACCCATTTGCAGCTATAGATCTCCTAGCTGTACCTACTCCAGTAGTATCAGTAGCAACTACACCAAGATTGCTAACTAGATTACTCATTGAAACATTAGAACCAGCATATCCATATGCAAATATTGCTTTGTCTGTACCATATGTTGCACCTTCTGCATTATATCTTGCTGTACCAACTCCAGTTACATCACTTGCCACAACACCAGAATTAGAAATTAAATTGGTTATAGAAGATACTCCACTAGCATTAATAGCATAACCCATAATAGCCTTATCTCCTCCATATCCAGAAGCTGCTATATCAGCTCTAGCAGTACCTACACCAGTTACATCACTTCCAATAACACCTAAATTATTAACTAGATTTGATAATGAAACTCTACTTCCAGTAGTACCATAAGCAAAAATAGCTTTGTCGCCACCATATGCAGCAGCACCTAATCCTCTCCTAGCAGTACCAACTCCAGTTACATCTGTTGCTACAACTCCAGAGTTTGATACTAAATTACTCATTGAAAGGTATCCTCCATTATAACCATAAGCAAAGATTGCTTTATCTGTTCCATAAGATGTTGCTCCAATCAATGATCTTGCTGTACCTACACCAGTTACGTCTGTTGCTACAACACCAGAACTATTTACTAAGTTAGTTATTGAAACTATACTTCCAGTATTTCCATAACCAAATATTGCTTTTTGTGTTGGTGAAACTCCTTGTGCCGAATTTGCTGGTATAATAGAAAACATTAAATTTCCAATGTTGGTAGTACCCCTAATGGTCTTTCCATTATTACAGGATCACCTTCTGCAGAGGTATTAACATAAGTGTAAAGAGTTTCTAATGCTGGTGTGTTTGCTGCATTTGTAATTAAAGTTTCCATACTTGCTTGTATAGTTCTAACTGCATCTCTGTGATTTGTAATAGCACTAGGTATAGCAGTTGTTTTTTCTGTTTTTCTTGTAATATACCAATCAGTTTTAGATAATTCATTTGCAACATTTATTTTTAAATCTTTAATAAATTGTGTTTTTAATTCTGTATAAGATTTTGGAGTAGCAGTTCCATATGAAGCTGTAACTGTATCATTAGCAAAAGCAAAAGTTGGAACAGTATTAATATAATAATTTTCATTTTTAAAATTACTTTTATCAAATACTATTTCGTAAATACCTATTTCCTTTTTTTCTTCAACAGACCATTTAGTAAATATGTCTTTAGGATATTGTAAATCTCCAATAGTAAATCCTTCTATATTATTAAAGTATTTTGTGATTGTTCCGTCTGTTACTAATGCGTACATAATATTCCTATGATAAAGTTAATTCTAAATTTCTACCAATCTCTAGCCATTTACTTCCATTATAACGAAACGTAAATAAATCGCCTTTAGATGCTGTTTCTGTTAAATCTGGTGCAGTATCTTCTGTAAATTCGTATGCTGCGTTCCAAGTAATAGTTCTGCTACCAGTTCCATCTTGAATAATAAGTAATGAAACAAATTGACCAGAAATAGGTGTAGTTCCACTTGGTGCAGATAAAGTTCTGTTTCCAGCTAACGTAACTTTTGCAACTGGAGAATCAATTACGTCCCAAGTTATAGTAGTATCATCTGTTAATGTATCTTCTACATTTGCTACAGCACCAGATACTTTTGTTAGATTGTTAGCATCTGCTGATAATACTTTTGAAGCAGCAGTAGTACCTAGTGTTGCAAGATCAGAATAATTTAATTCTGCAGCAGTTGAATCTACAGCAGCAAGTTTAGTAAAATCTGCTTGTACTAATCCAGATACTCCATCAAGTAAATTAAGTTCATCAGCAGTAGAAGTAACAGCTGCTAATTTAGTAAAGTCAGCTTGAACTAATCCACTAACACCATCTAATAAATTTAGTTCTGTTGCAGTAGAAGTTACAGCTACATCTTCATTTATTTTAGGTGAAGTTAAAGTTTTGTTTGTAAGCGTTTGTGTTCCAGTAAGTGTAGCTACCGAAGAACTTAATCTTGCATCTGGTACTGTACCACTTGTTAAATTTGTTGCTGAAAGAGTTGTTAAATTAGTTGATGTAGCAAGAGGAATACCACCTGCTGTAGCACCATCATGTACCACTAAAGTATCTTTATCAGTATCAACAGTTACTTCTCTTAACGCACCTGTAAATGTTGAATGTTGAGATGTTGTTCCACCTCTAAGTTGTAATCTTTTTGCCATGTTATATTATACTCCTTAATTCTAAATTGTTATACATATTTATATATTATAGTCCACCAAAATCTAATTGAAGATTTGTTCCACTAATTGTTCCTATATTAGTTAAATTGTTATCTTGACCATCTAATTCACCACCTAATTGAGGTGTTGTATCTTCTACTACATTGTCAATAGCATTTGGATTAGCAGTAGCACTTGTTGCTATTGTATCTAGTTTAGTACCATCTGTACTAACGTCTCTGCCATCTACAGTAAAAGTTTGAGTATCTAGGTTTCCACCTAATTGAGGTGTGCCATCTTGAACAATGTCTTTAAGTGAACCAGCAACTACAGTTATCCAAGCACTTCCATTATAATATTTTAAAGCATTAGCTGTACTATTATAAACTAAATCACCTTCATCTAAACTTGTTGTAGGATCTGTTGAAGCAACTCTATATCTTTCACCAAACTCATTTACAGTTCCAATATTATTTCCAACTTCATTAACATTGGCAATTGAACCACCTACTAAATTTACATTATCAATGTTTGTTACAACTGTACCTATATTATTTGAACCTGCTAAATCTGTTGCGACAGTTCCTATGTCTGTAGCATCTCCTGCAACAGAAGTTACGTTAGCTGATATACCTGCAACTGCAGTTATGTCTGCTGAAATTCCAGCAACTGCCGAAATATTATTAGTTGGAGAAATTTGTCCAGCAACAGTAGTAACACTAGTTATATCATCAGCTACTAAATCAATTACTGATGAACCTGCTGTGCTTGTTACTGAATCTGTAATTGCACCATTATCTATAATGTGAGTAAAGTTATTACTTAAATCTTGACCAACAACAGTTATATTACTTATATTAGTTGTGATTGTATCTATATCGTCTGCTACACTTGTAATATTAGCATCATTAGCAGCTACAGTTGTAATATCACCTGAAATAGAAGCTACAGTTGTAACTTCAGTTGCCTTTGGTGTTAATCTATGAAAAGTATAAGTATTTAATGTTGTGCTTGTTTCAACTAATACACCATAACCAGCAGTTAAAACTGTAGAACCACACCCTGTAATTGTTACTGTAGATGCACCAAGAGTTCCACCAGATATTGTTACAGTTCCTGTACTTGGAGTTCTTGTACTTGCTATTTCTTTAATAGAAATAATAGTACCAGCACCATCATTTACATCTGGATTAGTATTTGGAAAACTTGTTTCATTAGCAATAGCTACAAAACCACCAACATCATCTACTAAATCTACAATTCTAGCATCAATAGCAGCAGTTGTTGCTACATAAGCATCTGAACCAGACCAAGTATCTCCTGATTCTATTGTTTCAGAACTATCTTGTCTAAAGTATCTTCCATCAGAAGCTGATGTTGTAAAAAATGTAGTATCACCTGGTGTATGTCCAGATTGTTCAGCATTAGTTACAATAACTGCGTCTGCAATTTTATCTGCTGTAACTGAATCTGCTGCTAAATGAGCGTTGTCTATACTAGCATCAACATATTGATCTGAGTCAATAGAATTTATTGCCATCTTGGCAACTGTAATTTGTGCGTCTGCAATATGAGCTGTGTCTATTGAACCTGCAGCGTAATGTTCACTATCAATAGCATCATCTGCTATATGAGCATTGTCAATACTACCATCTGTATAATGTTCGCTATCAATAGCGTTATCAGCAATTAGAGAAGCAACTATTTGGTCAGCAGCAATGTGTGCAGTATCTATACTACCATTTGTGTAATGTTCTGAGTCTATTGCATTATCAGCAATTTGAGCTCCAGTAATTGCATCAGCATTAATTTTTGCAGTAGTGATTGCATCATCAATTATATTAGCTGTTGCAATACTTGCTATAGGAATAGATTTATTTGTGTTAGCTAGAGCTCCAATGAATACGCTAGTAATAGCTTCACTAGATAAAGATCCTGAGTCCCAAGATACTGTAACTGTTGTATTTGTAGAAAATGCTACTGCTGTAATTGATCCATAAATAGTTCCTGGTGTACTTGCAGTAACTTTAACTCTACGTCCAACATGATAAATAGCTGCTACGTTTACTCCATCAATTGTAAAACTTGTTCCTGATACGTAAGTAGGTGTATATGCACCTGCTCCATCTCCATATTCAATCCATTCAGCATCATTATAATGCTGTCTAATATCAGCCATAACACTTCTAAAAGCATTATTAATATTTGATGGTAGCATTCCTTCAGCAACTGAAACTGAATCAGTTCCTGTAGCTGTATTGTTTGCTGCTGTTGTGTCGTATTTACCTAAAAATGTTCCTGCCATAAATCTCCCTATTCCATAAACCAACTGTAAGCTTTATTGCTTTCAGTATTGTTTTTGTTAACTAATGTATTAATTGCTTCTTCAATTTGTCTTTGAAAAAATTCTTGTGTCTCCATAGAATATCTAACATTATCTATGTCTGTTGAATCACTCATTATCTATATCCTGCTTTTGATGCAACAAGATCTATTCCTTGTGCATGATTAAATGTAGTTCCTGAAGCTATTTTTACATTAGCTCTTATGTATCTACCTGATTGTCTAACTGGGTTAATACCACTTGTTAACATAGAAGATGAACTAGATTCTGTTTCTGTATCTGCTAATCTTTCTCTAGTTTTTACAGTAACTGTTGCTTCTGCATCTACTATTGGTCTAACTCCTTGAATGTTAGTTCTGGCTCCTTTAAAACCTTCTATCTCTGCTGTTTCTATTTCACACTCATTTGAGTTTCCTGAAAAGATTGCAGCTTTAAATTCGTTATCTATTGCACCTAAAAACATTTGTCCACCATCCCAATAATCTGTATCTAAAGCAGCGTTAATATCTTCAAGGTTTTGAGATATAATATCCATTAATTCTACTGTATAAGCTCCTACAAATTGTGAAAATATTTGACTAGCATTTGTTTTAGCTAAAGACCATTTTTGTGTAGCATAGTTATATATAATTATTCTATCACAAGTACCTGTTGTATTAGAAGTATTATTAACTGATGGGTACAACCACATAGCTAATGTATTAAAAGGATCTGTTGCTGCTACTATTCTATCAGAATATGCTTTATTTAAATCAGCATCAAAAAATCTGTTAACTTTTTCTACTCCAATACCTACTACATTATCACCTTGTATTTCATAGAATCCGTCATCAGCATAAAAGAATACACGTCTATTATCTTGACATACTGTTTTTCCGTATACTGCTCCTCTGTTTGGAGATATAACTGACAGTCTAAATACTGTTGCTCCACCAACATAGTCCATACGAACTATTTGATTTTGTCTAAATACATAACCTACTTCTCCAGAAGTTATAGCTACAACTCTACCACCTGATCCTGGAAGGTCTTGGTAGTCTGATTGTTTACCTGACCATATAGTTATGTCATTAATACCAGACCATTGAATTCTGTTTGTTGCTCCACTAATATTACCTACAACTAAGAAATCCCTAATTACTCCAGAGACTCTAAACAAAGGACAAGTCCCTGCTGTTTGAATTGCTGTAAGATCAGCAAAATTAGTTGATGTTCCCATTAAATAATATTGAGCTGCATCTACACCATTACTTGCAATTACATACTCACCAAATTGTGTGAATGTCCAATAGTCATCATCATCTCCTGTTAAACTTCCTTTACGAGAAGTAAAAGCTCCTGATGCTAATTGAAATAAATCTGTTTTAGTTGCTACAAAATTAAATACAGCATTAGAGTTATCTCTAAATGATCCTGAACCATGTGCATCTGTAACAGTTGTTGATGCTCCTGAGTATGATACTAATGATGGGAATCTTTTATAAGATCCTAAAGCATGGTAAACATTAGTTGCTACGTTAGCCCCTTTCATACCATGTTCTGGTTGATCAGGCATCCATTCTCCAAAAGGTATTTGCATTATCTAGACCTGTAAAATGATAAGTCGGTTTGTATATCTGTTCTTTGTTGAACAGGAGCTCCACCATATGAATCTTGTTTGTCGTTATTTTCGCATCTTTCCATAGCTGCGATATACATTTGTAACCATTGTTGAACTTGGTTAGGATCTATACCACCTAAGAAGTTAGCTGCATGGTATAAAGAACCATACAAATATATTCCAGGGTGATTAGTTAATATGTAATTAGATGTAGCTGTATCGCTTAATGCTGTAAATCTTTTATAATATGATAAGTAACCAGTATAAGCTGTGTCTGGTGCAGGGCCAAATCTTAAAGATTCTGCTGCGTCATCACTTTGAATTGTATAAACTCTTGGTCTTGCAGTTGTAGATCCTGCCTTAATTTCAAACATATTATGAGGTGTAATATATTTTAATGCGTACTTAGTAGCAGCAGACAATATATAAAATGATCTTACTCCAATAAAACCAGTAGGAACTGTTTCAGTTTCTGAGTCTATTGTAATAGCATCAATCTGTTCCATTTGTCTTATTCTTAACTTAGCATTGAAATCAGCTTCAGCTAATCCAATGAAATCGTCAATTTGATTTGTTAAGTCAGATCTATTAAGCCAATCTGCTATAGATGCTTTTAGTCCTGAATATGTTGTTAATGCCATTATAAATTTCCTTCAGCTGTTCTAAAATATCTAAACTCACTACTATTAAGTTTAGTTCTCATTATTTTTCTTTGAATGTCTTTAGGTAATTGAAACCAGTTGTTAGTTCCGTTATATTCTTTAGCCCATATTGAAAGTATTAAAGGTGGAATACTTGCCACTCTTTTCATTTCTTTAGCACCTGAGATATAACCTCTGTCATGATTGTAAAGAGCTTTGTTTCTTTTTAACAAAGGGTTTACATCTTGAGAATTATTAATAGTCAATTGACCATTAGACTCTTGGATGTATTTAGTCTTTACACCTGCATCATATTCTATTGATCTTACTCTAGCCATAATTATTCAGTTAGTTCTGTTACATATAAATTTGCTGTTCCAATTGCTGCTACTTTTTCTCCACCAGATACTTTAAAATATTCTATATCTTTTGCAGGTAAAAAAATTTTACTTGAAGTTGCTGTTGGAGCTATTCCAAATTCTATATGACAATCTGCGTCTGCTACTATTCTAACATATTCTATATTATCTCCAAATGCATCTGTTGCACTTGATGTACCACTAGATGATAATTTTTGAGTTGTAATAGGTCTCATTGCTATATGCATTTTATTTTCCTTTTGTTTGGGGATGTTGCCACCCCCATAATTAATTATCTTCTTATAACGAAAGTAAGTTCCATTTTAGAAGCATTTGTTGAGCCACCATCTGTGATAGCTTCAATTACTGATCCTTCGTTTACTTCGTTTAAACCTGAGGGTTCTGCAGTATATTGTTTTCCAGCAGAACTTGCAGCTATATGACTAATAGCTCCAGTAGTACAAGCTACACCATCTATTTCAAAAGTAATCTCTGCTGTTCCTGTAGTAGTTACTTTGTTATGTGCAAAAATTTTAATAATTCTACCTGAGTCTGGCACAACAACAAAAGTTGAAGATGCTGATGATACGTCAGGTATTGCTGATGTTATAAAGTAGTCGTTTAATGTTCTCATTTTATTATCCTATTGTTCCGATCATAACCTATCTCTGATCTTCAATGTTTAATTAAATAATAGGGGAGTAGTATTAGGTTACTCCCCTATAGATGTGTTTTATTATGAAGTAGTTAAGTCAGCAACTAAACCTGAAGCTGCTTCGTTTCTAGATTCAAGAGTTGCTTCTACAAGAAGTTGTCTTTTTTCTGAGTCACCAGTTTTTGCTAGTTCATGCATAGAAAAGTCTCTTAAGAATGCAATACCGAAATATTCCATATCAAGTACATAAGCGTCTCTATCTCTAGAGAATCTATTAGGTACTACTTGAAGTTGACCAAAGTCAGATGCGTACACGTCTACTGAAGTGTATAAAGTTGCATCTGCACCAGCGTCAAATCTAGTAGAATTACCAGTAAATCCTGATAATTTTTGCTTGTTGAAAGGCCCACACATAATCATAGATGGGTCTCCACCAGCATTCCATACTGATTTGATTACTGCTTTAAGAGATGCTTCAGTGAAAGCTCTTTGAGTTCCATCAGTTCTAGCAGTGTTTCCAAG